ATCTACTGGAAGATTACCTTCGATGTAATCGTCGGCATCAATCATCATTGCCCATTTTGTTTTTCCATGGCAATGCTTGAGAACCTTGGAACGGTTGGTTCCGAAGTCTTCCCATTCATGATCAAGAATTTCACCGGGAATATTGTGAGAATCAAAAAAGTTTTTAATCAACTCTTTTGTGTTGTCGATTGACCCTGTGTCGGCAATGACATAATAGTCAACGTATTTTACAAGAGAACGAAGACATTCTTCAATGTTAGAAGCTTCGTTTTTCACGATCATAGCTAAAGTTAATTTGTGCATGTTCATCCTTATGAATTAAAAAATCTTCGCAACGTACCGGGATTGAATTTTTGTATTAGTTCCCAGTTTTCTTTTTCACTATACTTAATTATCTTCAAACCGCTTATGGGCATCTTGTCTTTGATTTTTTCCTTATCAACGACTTCCAAAAGCTCCCAATCTTCTAATAATTTTACGATTGCATTACGCCTTTGAATGTCCTCATCAGTGGTGTTTGAAGGAAGTTCATCCAATGCAAATAATTCTTTGAAATGGGCAATCACATAGATGTCATCTTTGTGGATAAGATGGCACGATTGATAAAGTACATTTTTTCCTTTTGGCGAAACACCAATCCTGGAAAGAGTTTCCTTTACGACCATATAATCCTCATCATCTAAAAGATTGATGTGGACTCCTACGTTTTTAAATACTTTATCCGATTTCTCCGACATAAAATTTTAACCTTTATTATCATTTCCACCCTTATATAAGGACTGTCTTAACTTGTCCAAATCACCGGGTCCAAGTATATTTAGGACTTCTCTGGCTTTCTGCTCACTGTATCCATAGGCTTCTTTTATGACTTCTATGTCGTTATTAGATTCTTTTTTAACCCAAGGAGAAAAACGCTTATTCTTTCTGATAGAAAGCCTGCAAAAATCAAACTGCAGCTTCTTGTCTAGTGTCCAATTGCAATTTACGACATTTGCATGAAATATGGTATCGGGAAAAAATGACAGGCAACGGTTTACAACGTAAGGTGGGTACAGCTTTTCTGCCTTCTCATCGTTGTCGAGCAGGGCTTTTTTATCATAATTTATGCTATTGAGATAATGCTTGAGTTCCATCAGTTAAACTCACAATCCATCATAATTTGCACAATCATGGCCATTGTATTGATTTCTTGGTCTGCTGCAAACGAAGCCTTGTACTGATACTCCGCAATAATCAAAATCGCCTGTGGGATTGAATTTGGCTTGAGGACGTTGTACAGTTCATTGTACAGCTTGCGGAAAAACTCTGTGGTATTCAGATCAATATTTTGAATTGTCCACTTACGGCAAGACGCAAAGTCCTTGGCCTTCATGTATCCAAGAAGCTCCTTGTAGGAGTCGCAGCTACCCTGTGATAGTATCCCAACATCAATTCTTCCAGAAGAAGAATACCGCTGAAGTTCATTAACAGTACGCCGAATATCCGGAAAATGCTTCTTGATGAGGTTGACGAGAACTGGGGTGTCATATGGAACCTTTTCAGTAGTTAGGATGTGTTCCACACGCTTCAGGATTCCCATTGCAACCTGCGCTTTTTCCGCTCCAGGGACTGTAAAGTCAATTCCTGTGCAACGAGAATGGAGTGCGTCAATGATCCTGTTTTTGTAGTTACAGGTCATGATGAAGCGACAGTTCTTGGCAAACTCCTCAATTGCACCACGTAAAGCGGGTTGGATTGAGTTTGGATTTGCATAATCAAACTCGTCAAGAATGACTACCTTCAGTCCACCGTTCAAAGATACCGTAGAGCAATAATTTCGGATCTTTGTGCGGAGGGTGTCGATACCATTTTCTTCGGAGCAGTTGATGATTATGCTGTCTGCACCGATGTCATTTGCAAGAGCACGGGCGACCGTAGTCTTTCCCGTGCCTGCCTTGCCGTATAACATCATGTTTGGAATTGTACCTTCTTTGATCATTCCGTTGAAGACAACGGAAAGATCTACAGGGAGAATGCAATCCGACAGCGTCTTGGGCCGATACTTTTCGACCCAGAGCAAGTTATTGATGTCTGTCACGTTTATCCTCGCTTGATTGCGATGTAGTAGGATAGATTCAGAGTCTTGTGAGTAAATTTTGAAATGATGGTATCGGTCAACTCCACGGTGTATGAACCTGGAATAAACTTGATTTCAGACACGTTGATGGTTCCCTCAAAGTCCGGACCACCGTAGTTGTCGTCCAATACAATCTCAAAACTGTTGCTGGTGCTCTGGCTGGAGTCATCAACGGTAATTACAAACTTGCCGTCACCACCAACAAGATTAAAATCGCTGACCTGCAGGATGTTTGCTGCCTTCAATACCTCGTTTAGATCCTTCTCGTCAAGATCAAACTTGACCGCGGTCTTAGGCATCTTGACCTCTCGGGTCGGGACGGTCAGAAGAGTCGGTTCCGAGTAGAAATAAGTCACGCTCGAACGACCGTTGGAGATAATGACGTGGGTTTCATGGAACTCCAGATCAGGGTTCGCAAACATGCTGATAACTCCGAGGAACTTGTTCAGATCCCAAATAGGAACTGAAACGTCAAAGTCTTCGGCAACATTAGCCTCTGCATAGATGTTCTTACCCGAACTCATGGTCTTCAGGACATTTCCTGGATGGATCAAAATGTTGGAATTGATCGCAGCAAAGTTCTTGAGAATGTTATAGGTTTCTTTTGTTAGTATCATCTTTGTCACAGTATTCATAATATAAATCTTTCTGTAGATTAGTCAATGTCTTTACGATACATTGTATCGTTTAACTTCTGTTTCTGCTCATGCCTGTTTCCGCGAACACTTCTTTTATGTTGCTTTTTACTCAAACCCGATGGCTTGTTCTTGCGGCGATTGGTAAACTTTTCAAAGCTATCTTCATTCATAATTACATTATAACTCCATATATCCTAAAATCAAATTTGAATCCACTGGAATCCATTTGGATCCTTATACCAAATATACATGATTCCGGAACCATTTATCCATAGTTGGTTTTCTATCGGGTTTACTGGCGGTTGAGTGCCATAATATGGTTCGGTCAACCCGGTGCTTTCCCAGCTACCCTTATCTTGAATTGGGCTTTTATTTGTTATTCTTCTGCAAGAATACATTTTTCCCTGATCTACAACCACATCTCCCTTTTTGTAGGTAAAGGGAGTCCCGTTTGAATTTTTAAATTTAAATTGCCCTCTGAACATTTACAAATATTTAGATATTTGTCTTGATCTTTGAAAAATTATTTTTCTTTTCAAACTGCATCGAAGAATCAAACTTATCAACCAAGGCATCTGCCTTATGACTAATAATAAAGATAGAGCATTTATTCTTCATCTTGTTCAAAAGCTTCAGGAAAGACTCCGTTCCAGAGGCATCCAGTGATGAATCCAAGATCTCGTCAAAGATCAGTAGGTTGCAATTTAAACTGTTTTTCATCTTGGCAACCTCGCGCCAAGTCAGCAGTATGGCCAAATCGATACGCTGCTTCTCTCCCTCAGAGAAAGAGGAATATGAGAATGCGTCTCGGTATCGGGACTTGATTGTTTCCTTGAATTCCTCATCGATGGTGAAATCAACATAGAGGTTAAGCTTTCCGAGGAACTTGTTGACGAGTCCATTGATGATGGGAACATAATGTTTGATGATACGGCTTTTAAGACCGCCATCCTTGAGAATATCATAGACAACATCGTAGTGAATTTGTTCATTGATCAGTGTCTGTAATGTATTGGTAAGTTCTTGTTTTTCAGATTCAGATTTGTGCAGAGCCTCTTCCAAGGAAGATATGTTGCTGGATGCTTCTTTATCTTTCTTTTCCTTTTGCAGTCGCTTTACGTTTTCTTCACCATTGCCAATTCTATAATTAATTCCCAAGACATCATTGTTCATCGTGTCAATTTCTTCTTTATAGGAATTATATTGGTTTTGGGCTTCAATAAGTTTTTGGTTTTTGTCTTGGGCAATTTTTATTGCCTTTTGGCATTCCAATAGTTTCGTCTCTTTATCTTGGATATGCTTTTGCTTTTGTTCGATAGGAAGTTCTTGTCCACAACACTTGCATGTTGCAGATGTCTTCAAGGACTCTATTTCTTCCTTCAGTGTGGTTTCAAGCGCCTCTGTCTTGGCCAACATCAAAGGAACATCTTTTAGGGACTGGACAATCTTTTGATACTTGGCCTGTTCTCCCGAAAGTTTTTCCAGTTGTTTGGCAAACTCATTTTTTTCTGATTTGCTGAGTTTAATATTGGATTCAAAGGATTCAATTTTTTCATCGATGGCCTTGATGTCATCCGCATTGTGACTCTTTACCTGCTCAATGAATTGTTTCTGCGCCTTGATCTTTTCGTGTGAGATCTTAACCAAAGACTCATTCTCGGCTATGCTGACCTTCAGCGATCCCAGTTGTCCCTTAACATACTGGTTCATGTCTGCAAGGATATCAAGATCTAAAAGCCCTTCGATAATCTTTCTTCGCTCTGCAGGAGTCAACTGCATGAAGGGGATAAAGTTTGACTTGCCTAGAATGACCACTTGCTTGAAAGCAGAATAATCAAAACCAAGAATCTGTTCCTCGAACATTTCTTGGTAATCCTTGGTCTTGGCATTCTGGTCAATCATCTCTCCGTTCTTATGGATCTCAAAGATCTTTGGAGAGAGACCACGGCGTACCAAGTAGTGTGCCCCGGACTTGTTGAATTCAATTTCAACGACACATCCTTTAGCATTTACGCTGTTGACCAGCTGGGGTATGTTGATTGGACGAAATGGCTTTCCGAACAAACCAAAGCAAAGAGAATCAAGCAACGCAAAAGACTTACCGTGTCCGTTAGTTCCAGTCACAAGGGTGGTCTTTCTTGTGTTGAGGTCTATTTCGGAAAAGTTATTGCCGAATGACCCAAAGTTCTTGAAGCGAACAGTTAAAAATTCAATCACTCTTCATCCTTTGACAGTGCACTATTATACGCTTCATCTATTATCTTGGCAAGCATTTGCTTGTCGATTGACTTCTCGTTAATGGTTCCAAGTTCCTCATGTAGTAACTGTAGAGTGTCCTTGTGTACGTCCACCGCAACCAGTTCAGGGTTTGCGCTAACTTCCTCGGTGACAGCCAATTCCGCCACACCCGCCTCATAGAACTTATCCATGTATTTCTCAAAAGGCGCAGCCTTAGTTCGCTTCTTGACAAAAATCTTGACGTAGCAATCCTTGAATGTCGAATAGTCCAATTTTTGCGGTTCGTCTTCATTATAGTCAAACGTATAGAAAAGTTTTCTAGTATTCTGGATGAATACAAGTTCTCTAGACGAAAAATCAAATACGTGGAATCCTTTCGGCTCCCATACATCCGAGAAAGCCATCTGATACTGCGTACCCAGGTAATGAATATTATCACGACTAGACTTAACATGATAATGACCGGTGAGTACATAATCAAACTTGTCAAAGTGTTTTGGGTCATATCCTTGCTCTATAAAAATCCCTCGAATGCTCTGGAAGCCACACAATTCAAGGTGTCCCAACAGAACACTGCATGTGGTTTCTGAAATAAATTTTGCTGCGGCTTCCTCGTTCTCTGGGTTGATCCATGGTAATAGTGCGACACAGCCAGCTGTCGTGTTTATTTCAACTGGCTCAGAATATATCTCCCAGTTAGCATATTGAGATACCAATTCATCCAGAGAATTTACTCTATTGTTGTTTTTGTAATAAGTATCATGGTTGCCACAAATTGCAATACACTTGATTCCCATCTCTCTAAGAGGTTCAAGAAATCTTGTTCTTACCTGATTGAGAGTTTTAAAATTTACATACTTGCGGCGATCAAAAACATCTCCTAGATGAAAAATGGTTTTAATGTTGTTTTCCTTTATATAAGAAAATAACTGTTCTTCAAAGAACTTTAAAAAATATTCAAGAACGATAGGTGAATCGCCCTTGTACCCAAAATGGGTATCATTAAGAATGATGGATTTCATATTTTGAATGGTTGTGTTGTTTTGTTGGTGTCATGTGCTTTATCATAAACTCTTTACGTGCGAGTTCCATATCATGGTCAACCATCATTCTTACTAAACCATCAATGTCTACTTTGGGCTTCCATCCAAGCTGTCGCTTGGCCTTTTCTGGATTGCCGAGAAGTTGATCTACCTCTGCTGGACGGAAATACCGTTCATCGGTTACAATATATTGTTCATAGTTTTTTAGACCAGCGTAGGAAAAAGCCTTTTCACAAAATTCTCTCACAGATATCATATTGCCTGTAGCCACAACATAATCATCCGGGGTATCTTGCTGTAGCATCAGCCACATGGCTTCTACGTAATCGCCTGCATAACCCCAGTCACGCAAAGCATCCATGTTTCCGAGAACAAGGTTTTTTTGAAGACCTTGGTAGATTCTTCCGATAGCCCGAGTAATTTTTCTTGTAACAAATGTTTCGCCTCTGCGGGGACTTTCGTGGTTGAAGAGAATACCACATGAGGCATGCAAACCGTAGCTTTCCCGGTAGTTAATCGTTAAATGGTGTCCATATACCTTGGCACATCCATACGGAGAACGTGGATAAAATTTGGTGTTTTCTGTTTGAGGTACTTCTTGTACCTTGCCATACATTTCGCTGCTTGAAGCCTGGTAATATCTAATCTGTTTTCCCGACCGATACTGATGTTCTTTTGTTGCTTCCAACATATGTAATGTACCTATACCGTCTATCTGGCCAGTGTAAACTGGCATATCAAAAGATACCTTAACATGGCTCTGGGCACCTAAATTATAAACTTCATCGGGATTGGTTTTTTCAAAAATATTATAGATGCTATTATAATCACTCAAATCTCCGTAATGGAGAAAAAATGTTTTATTATAAACCTCTGGATTTTGGATATGGTGTTCCAGACGAGCCGTGTTAAAAGAAGAAGAACGGCGGATTATACCATGCACCGAATATCCTTTAGATAAAAGAAAATCTGCAAGATAACTTCCATCTTGCCCAGAAATTCCAGTAATTAGCGCACTTTTATTCATATATCCAATACATCCTTTTTAGTTTTTGTTTTTCTTTTTACTTTTTTTGGTGAAAGCATTTCGTCAAATCTTTCCATATCGAGATCGGTCAAACCAAAAAAATCTCTTCTTCCTATGTCAACACCGGCATATATTTCGTTAAACCAGTTATGAAAATCTTTATCGTTTTTTTGTTCTGCAAACTTATACTGAGTATACTTTTCTCTTTTTTCTTTATTGATTATCCTCACAAAAGAAAACCAGCAAACCTGGGTTAAATAGCCGAATGGGCTATTAGATTTGCTGGGATCAAAATTATCAATATAAGTAATGCAGTTTAATACCGCATCAGAAACCATTTCTTCTCTATATGGGTAATTTGCAAAATTTGGTCTATAGGAAAGTCTGGATGCTATCTTAAGCACACATTCACCTATAAAATCTGGAAGTTTTGGTTTTTTTCTTCCAGCATTTTCGGCTTCTGATACTTTTTTCTTATATTCAACTAATGCATCGTATAATTCTTGATTACTTACATAATCTGCATCAGAAGCTTTTTTTCTCTTTTTTACTTTTTTCACAATAGTATTATACTTTCATTTCATCAGAATTCAAGTGCTTATTTAATAGTTTTGTGGCCTTTTCTATGTGAGCTTTTCCATGAAAACCAAAACATTCTTCTATAACATGATCATTAGAACATTGTATTTCTATAGAAAAATTTTTTGCCACCTCATAAGGGGCAAAATTACATCCATTTACTTCAAATTGTTTTCTATAATTATGACAAATTGTAATATCTTCATTAAATATTACTTCTGGAATATTTTCGCATAAGTCTAATAACTTTTTAGATCTTAATGAAAAACCACCATTACCGATGAATTCATCATGAGGGGAAATAGTTTTAAAAAAATTTTTAGGCCATGGAGCTCCAATATAATCATAATTAAAAAAACTATTTTTAAATTTATTTGGATTGCAAATAAATCCATCTGCTTGCATAAACAACGCAAACTCTGTATCTATAAAGTTAGAAATATTATATATACAAAATTTTTGATACTCTCTATAATTTAATTTTTTATTTAATTTTATTATATTTGATATTTTGCTGGAATTGTTACTATGAGTAAAATGAGTTATTTTGGCAAAACTTCCCAATTTATTCATTTTTTTTATTATATTTTCATTTTTATCATAGTCTTCTCCAGTACCATCACACATAACCAAAGTAACATTTGACAAATTTAATTTTGTCATATATAAAAAATATTTATCTATTATTTTTTAACCAAGTTTCTAAATTTATTTTTGGTACCCATCCGAGTTCTTTTTTAGCCTTATTATTATCAGCTAAAGTTACTCTAGATTCCCCAGATCTTGGGGGAATATAAACAATATTGTCACTTATAATTTTTGCAATTTCATTTATAGAATAATTTTTACCTGTTCCTATATTATATATTTCTCCAAATTCATATAGTTTTTGTTTACAATTATTGATCTGCCATTTGTCAAATACTTTTGTTGCTGCTAAAATATTTGCTTCAACAACATCAGACACATGTGTAAAATCTCTTCTTTGTTCCCCATCACCAACTATAGTAAGAGGTTCATTATTTTTATTTTGTCTTTGAAAAATACCAATAACAGGTGCATATTGACCTTTTATGGGCTGTCTTTCACCATATACGTTAAAATATCGAAATATGACAGTCTCAAGACCATAAAGCTTTGAATACATTTTACAAAATTCTTCTCCTGCAATTTTTGATACAGAGTATGGATTCAAACAATCATTAATCATATCTTCCTTTAAAGGAGGGTCATTTTTTAAACCATATGCAGCGGATGTAGAAGAGTACACCAATCTTTTTACTTTATATTTTCTGGAAAGTTCTAAAATTGTTGTTGTTCCCAAAACATTTGCTTCAACTGCTTTTAAAGGATTTTCTATACAGGGTTGTATCCTTGCTTCCGCTGCTATATGAAAAACAACATCTGGTTTGTGTTTTTCAAAAACTAAAGAACAATTTTTATAATCGCATATATCATATTTGTAATTATTTGCTTTATCGTTCCAATAAAATTGGTCGTGTGCGTCTGACGATTCGTTATCAATTACAGTAACATTGTGTCCATCGGCAATTAAACGATCAACTAGATTAGAACCAATAAAACCAGCGCCACCAGTGATTAAATATTTCATATTATACCTCTATGTAATTTACATTATCAAAAACAAAAAAACCTTTATCCCTATGCTCCATAACCGATCCGTGTATGAAAGAATTTATCTGAAGTTTTGAACTATTATGGTGTTTTATACCGGCAGATAAAATATTTCCACCAGAATACAAACAATAATATTTTTTACAACTATGCAAAATATCTGCATAATGTTTCAAACTATCTACTTCCAGTGTATTATTTATAGTATTTTTTAAAGTTATTGTATTTAAATTTTTAAACTTTATTAAAAAAATATTTTTATTTTCTTCCATCATTTCATTTATTTTTTTATATAAATTATTTTCGTTATAAAATTTATTAACACCATTTTTTAATAAAGATATGGCAGATAAATCTACTAAAGTATATTCAGAATAATTTTGTAAAAAATTTGGTTTATAGTAAATATCAGGATATCTATTTTGTGGATAAAAGTCGTGTGTTATTTCATTATAAGAAATAATATTATCTGTTGTTTTTAGTGGAAGATCTCCCCGGCAAGAACCAGCATTAATATCGCCATTATCTATTCCACTTACGTATGGATTGCATCCCCAAACAAAATCATATATTTCATTGTTGCGATAAGTATTTTTTGAACTTATATAAAATTTTATATTTTTTTCAGTATATAAACGAGGCAGAGTTGAATATTGTAAATTGTCTCCAAGACCGCCCCATGGCTGTGATAAAATTACTTTATTCATGCAACCACCAATTTAAAATATAATCTGGTTTATTTCTATCGTGAGGGTCGTTTGAAAAATCTAAACCTAAAATAGGGTAATTAATATTTTCTTTTGTAATTTGTTTACACATATCTTTTCTTAAAAACGAAAGTTCAACTACATCTGGTAAACCTTCTTTTTCTGGGCCACAATTATTACCATGTATATGGAACAGCACATAATTTTTATTTAATTTTTCTAAAATATTAAATAATTCTTTATTAGGGTTTGTCCACAAATAATGCAATTCAAAATTAATTTGAGAAAATTTTAATAAATTTTCATTTTTTATATTTGATAAAAGTTCATATTCGGATCCTTCTATATCCATACATAACATTAAATCATTATCTTCAATAAGATCCAATTCGGAATTAAAAAACTTTGAATCAACAAAAATTTGTTTAAATTCCATATTTTCGTGCCACAATCCATTATATGGATCACAGTCATACATTTTTACTTTTTTTCCTAAAAGACATAAATCGTATTCTGTCTGTGACACCCAACCAATTCCTAGAGAATAAACTAATTTTGTTTTTTCTAAAGGTTCTTTGTAAACTACATATCCACCATCTTGTTTTGGACCTAATCTAATTTTTGTTAGTCCCAAATCATAAGGTGTTAACATGTTTTTAATTTTATTAATCATATTTTTATTTTTTAAAAAAATTTAAATCATTTATACCTTTATCATCAATATAAACATCTGCAAAAGGTTTTCCTAAAACAATTCTATGGTATTTGGCTCCCCAATTATCTAGTTGGTTTTTAGTCTGCTCAAAACAGGCTTCATAAGCTTTGCTAGGATTGTCTTGGCTTCTTCTCATTCCTCTTGCCGTAAAGTATACTATGGTGTGACCATTTTCATATAAAGAATTTATTTTTTTTATTCTTTCATTAAATGGTTTGGCATTTTCATAATCTCCATCTGTTTTGGTGCAAATTGTGCCGTCAATATCTATAACATAAATCATTGGCTTCTCCAATTTTTAAAATCTTCTAAAAATTTATTAACCGAAGATGTAGTTTGTGGATGTGTGTATAATTGTTTTATCACAGATAATCCTGTGGTAACAATATGTGCACCATTATTCCATGAGTCTAAAACATCAAATGGGGTTCTTATACTGCCAGCAATAATTTTTGTATCACTTTTATTTTGATCAATAAATGAACTCGTATTTTTTAAAACAATATTTGGATTACCTCCAATATCTTTTAATCTTGCATAAAATAAAGACACATATTTTGCCCCAGCAAAAGAAGCCATGTTTAATTGGCTTTCTGTGTAGCAGCATGTACAATTTACATTTATACCATTTTTAGATAGAACTTTTATCGCTTTTAGTTCTTCATAACCTACAGGTATTTTGATATATAGATCATTACAATAAGTTTTTAACTTATTGTTTAAATTTTTTGCTTCTAAAACAATGTCTTCAAACTTTGTTGAAAAGATTTCAACACTAAAACTTAAATTATTATTTCCACAATATTTTGCTAAATTTATGATTAAATTATCAAAATCGCCTTTGGGTTCTTTTGCTATAATTGAAGGGTTTGTGGTTACACCTTGGATAATACCCATTTCATTGGCATCAATAATTTCGTTTAAATTTGCCGTATCTATAAAAAGTTGTTTCATATTATTCCGTTTCTTTAAAAATATATGTTTTTCCGTCTTCTACAATATGCGAATCAGAATCATCATCTTTTGATGACCATTCTATTATAACTGTATCTTCCAGAGCAATTCGCATATGCATTAACCCTTTAGGAATATGGATCACATCACCTGGATTTAAAATTAATGATTTATTTTTTGCTCTACCAATTCTCAATCCTAATTTTAACTTTCCGGATTCTATATAATACCACTCTTCCTTGTTTACGTGATACTCCATACTACTCTGTGTCTTTGCCTTCATAAAAATTTTTTTCAAAGCAAATACTTCTGTAGATTCTATCGTTGTTATATTTCCCCAATATTTTTCTTTAAAATCAATAATTTTTTTAATTTTTGGTAATTTTTGAATTCCGTATTCATTGTCCATAATATTTTTTAAATCCATTTTTTCTTTCAAAGTGTTTTTTAAATAAACTATTTTGGTTTTTACTATTTGCTATAGTACCACATATATTAAAACTGTAAAGAGCAATTTTTGCAATTTCTTCCAGAACAATTGAACATTCTAAAGCGTGATCTGGATTATTTGAAAAACTTACACTTCCATGAGATGGTATTAGTATACTTGGAATTTTTAAAGGATCTGTATCTGTACTTTTATACCATTTTACAATTTTTTTACCTAAATTGGTTTCGTAATCGTCCAATTCATTTTCTTCCAATTCTTCGCATACAGGAATATCTCCATCATAATAGTCTGCGTGGGTTGTTCCTAATAGTTTTATAGGCATTTTTGCTTGAGCCCAAGCTGTAGCATACGTCGAATGCGTATGTATTATAGAAGAAATAGAATTAAAATTTTTGTAAATTTCTAAATGTATTTTCAAATCTACGGATGGTTTTTTGCCCTGGAGTAATTCACCGTTTTCTTTTAATACACATATATTTTTTTTACTCAATAAATTAAATGGAATTCCTGAAGGTTTTATATAAATTAAACCTTCTTTTTTTATGCTAGCATTTCCCCATGTTAATTTTACTAAATCATTTTTAATTAACGATTGGTTTAAAAATATGCATTTATCTAATGTATTTTGACATATCATTATAAAAATTTTCTAAAGAACAATTATTTTTATCTTTTAAAGATATTACATAAGCTGCCCACAGATTTGCAAAATCACAACACTCTGTTGCTATATATGCAGCACAAAAAGCATCTCCAGCTCCAATAATATTTTTTACATTTGTTTTATAGCTTTTAAAGTGGGTAGTTAATTTATTTTTTATACTTCTGCAACCAGAAGAACCCATAGTTACGATATAATTTTTATCTGAATCATAAATTATATTATCAAATTCTTCTTCATTTAATATCGCCGTATCATAATTTTTATAATTAAAATAATTATTTTTTTTATCAGACATCTGTGCTGATACAAATATTTTATTTTTTACATTTTTAAGATTTTTTAATAAAGATTCTTGAACAACACCACATCTATAATCATTAATAAAAATTACATCATAATTATTATCAAAAAAATTATAATTTTTAAAATTTATTTTTTCTGTATTGCAATCGTTTATTTGCAGATATTTGTATCTTTCATTTTCTTTTATTATCCAATATCTACTTTTTTTATTTGTTTTATTTCCAATATTAATTGTTGTAGTACAACAATCTTCCAATAAATGTTCATCTATTTGACTTATGGATGTGACAAAAGTAACATTACACCCAAGAATTTTTAAAAATTTTGTTGTATTGGCGGTTCCACCCAATTCTTTGTAAGAATCAATCAGATTTCCTTTTAATGTTGGTGATTCTAAAGAAATTCCTGTAGCATTTATATTAATACTTTCATCCAGAATAGTATCGCCTATTACTAAAATATTTTTATTTTTTATTTTTTTTCGCATGTAGATAAAGATTTAATTTTTTTTAAAATATTTGTAGTCGAGTAATTGTTTACCAATGGATATATTTTAACATCTATAAAATTTGGTATATTATCACGGATTCTCACTTCTTCAGCGGTCCACTCAGATCCTTTTACCAAAACTGACGGATTTAATGTGTTATATAGCGTTTTTAGTTCAGTCTCATCATTAAAAATTAAAACTTCATCCACGTATTCTATTGCTTCTAAAATTTTTTTTCTATCTATTTGAGTATTTATTGGTCTATTTTCACCTTTTAATTGTTTGACTCTTTCGTCAGAATCTATAGCTACAACTAGATAATCTCCTTGTTTTTTTGAAAATTTTAATAATTCGATGTGTCCTTTATGTATAACATCAAAAACTCCGTTAGTTAAAACAATTCCTTTATGTTTGTCTATTTTTTCAACTCTTTTTACATGCCTACCTTCAGCCCATTTTTCATTTAACCAAGCATCTACTAATTGTTTCATAGTATCATCATCAGTTATCCAGGATCCTAAACATAAAACATTTGTATTATTGTGTTCTTTGGATTTTACAGCTGTTAACATATTATGGCCCAAAGCAGCTCTAACATTTTTAAATCTATTTGCAACAATACACATACCCATTCCGGTTCCACATATTAAAATTCCAAAATCACATTCTTTATGTGATACAATTGTTGCTAATTGTGAAGCATAATCGACGTAATCAACACTGCTTTCGCTTTCATGTGGGCCTAGATCGATAACACTGTATTTTTTTTCTTTTAAATAAGTTTTTATAATTTCTTTTGATTTTATACCGTTATGATCAGATGCTATTGTTATAATTTTATTCATTTGTTGTTTTATAAACTCCATATGCACATTTAGCTTGATGAAAGCCTATTTCTCCATTAAATGAATAAACTTTTACACAATCACCAAAATAATTTTTATAATCTTCTAAGCTAAAACTATAAGGGTGTTCATTGTTGGTAGGTAAATCAATGGGTTCAAAAAATTTTATAATTTTTGAATGTTTTTTACATATTTCTATTAATTTATCTGGATCCTGGACGTGTTGCATTAAATTAAAAATCCAAACTTCATCTACGTATGGAAAGTTGCAAGATTCTGCTTTTTCTTTTATTATTTCTATATTTTTATTTTCATATAGATAATCTATCCCTTCGTATGGCGTTGGTTCAATAATATAAGATTTACTATAGTTTGTACAAAAAAGCAATCCTGCAATTCTAGCTGGACCTATTTCTACTACAGATTTGCCAGATAAATTTGTATCAATATTTAAATATTTAAAATAATAAGGATAGCTATTTTTATAAGATTCATAAGATTTTTCTACAGAATCTTGTATATGATATATTTTTTCACCTATTTGAGCGGATTCCCATCTATTGTCATCTATTGGAATTTTCATTTTTTAATCTTGTGTATTTTTTAATAATTTATTTTTATATAACTCGTATCTCTGTTTATTTATTTTAACATTTAAAATATCTACATTTTCTATTAATTTTTTATAAACTGCATATCTTTCCAATGCCCAATTAGCATAGTGTTTATCAACAAATTCATATCCTTGTTTAAAAATTTTAGAACCACTGCCTATTCCAGCAAAATGAATGTACCAGTCACCGCAGTCTAAATCTTCATTTAATTCCATATATTTATTGACCCTATTCCCCATATTATTTGGGCCACCCACATCATCGTGATTAAAATTAAAAATTTTTCCTCCATTTTTTAATATTAAAAATGAAACATAATCAAAAAAATCTAAAATTGGTTGGTTTTCAAAATTCCGACCACATATAGAGGGTGTCAATTCATTAATATCTGTTATATTAATTTTATTTTTTTTAAATCCAAAAAAACAAGTCGCAACTACATCTGGCATATGTCTAATGTCATCTCTATTATTTAAATTATATTTATATGGTCTCGGAGGCCCCACCAAAGAATAATCATTATTTAATTTATCTTTTATTTTAGATATACATTCTTTTTTAAAAATTAAATCACTATCAAAATGAATGATATTATCGCATGTTGAATCTACTAATATTGCTTTTGCAAAAATAGCAGCTGTCCCATAATGGCCTTTTTTATAAAAAAAATTTATTTCACTTGTAGGCTCTATAACAATTGGTTTTATTAATTTAAAATCTTTTAATTGATCCAAATCTTCTTCTCTGCCATAGACATGTACAATATCATCGTGGTATTTATAAAAACTGTTTAAACAATTTTTTAAAATGTCAGCACAATTATATGCTTCGGTAAATATAAAATAGTCACTCATAGACTTATCAACCTTTCATTTATTGGTTTTTGTTTTATTTCTTCTGCACACTGTTCTTGTTTTTTAACATTGATTTTATCATCACTAATAGGATTGACTCTATTATATACATACAATATTTCTTTTACGAATCGTGTTCTTTCTCTAGACATTTCTAACATTGGATACATAAATGCGCAGTCGCCAGCCATATCATAATATTCATTAAATTTATTTTTTAAAGCTTCTTCTGGAATAGCCAAAAATAATTTAGCTCTAAAAGTTCTTAAATGAGATGCCAACCATTTAGAATATTTTTTAAAAGTTCCACTGTGTTTAATTTCTTCCGGATAATCGTGGTATAAGTGACTTACATTCTGGTAAGGGTAATGGCAGTATGTACCATAGGTCATCCAAACATCGGAACTGGTATAATAATTATTTAAAGTTGATAAAACATTATTATTTGCCAACCAATCGTCTAAATCTACAGTCACAATAATGCTATTTGGATCTGACACAGAAACACCAAATTTAGTATTTTCTATTTGATATTTTCGTTTTTCGTTTTTATATACGGCGATTTTGTCTGGATATTTTTGTTCATATTTTTTTAAAATTTTGTGCGTTTCATCTGTGCTTTGGGCATCTATGCATATTATTTTAAAATCATCATAATCTTGCGATAACATTGAGTTTAAAGATGCTGAGACCCAAGATTCGCAATTGTATCCACAACAAACAAATGTATATGTATTACGCATTTAAAAAATATTCCTTTTTAATTTTTATTAATTTTTTAATTTCATCATAACTTAAATTTACATAATTATTTTTTATATTAACCATTTTGTCATGTTCTAAATTTTTATTAATTTCTATTAAATGTGCTTGATGATATAAGTTATTATTTTCAGCATATTCTGCTGAACCAAAATGGTTATTCCAATGTTTGTGAAATTCTATTTTTTTATATAAACATTCTAATTTAAACCAAAATAAAGCATCTTCAGGGGCATATCCGTAAAATAACTCACTATCAAAGCCTCCAACCTCATAAAATAAAGTTTTTGGAACAAGAGTCGATCCACCAACAGCTCCGGGCATATTTTTAGTTGTTTTTGAATAATATTCTTTATCAAGATCTGGAATTAAATTATTGCTATTATTTTGTAATAATTCTGTATCTTTAGTTGAAAGATTTAAAACCATTTTATTTGAATATGGTTGTATCCAGCTTTTGCAATTTACAATTAAAGATTCTAAATTTTTAAAAAATAAATTAGGAGTAAGTAAATCGCAGTCATGAAATAAATACCATTCGGAGCTTGGAAAAGCTTTTACACTACAATTAAACACCAACCCACGTGAATATAAATCATTTGTATTAGAATTTTTTAAATTTAAAAAACCATAATCAATTTTGTTATTCAAACAGTATAATTTATGTTTTGGTCGGTAATCATGCTCACAAACAATAATATTGTACTCATCTGGATTACTTGAATATTTTATACTATTTTTTAAAAAATTTAATGTTGTATGAAGATATTTTGTTCTATCTTTTACACCTATAATAATATTATATTTTTTATTTTGTTTATTATAAATAAATTTTTGATCTAAAACATATTTAAAATTATTTTTATAAAAATTAGTATATAATAATTTTATATCATCATATGACAAATTTTTAACTTTTAATTCTGTTTGCATATTCTTTTATTCCTGTTAAAAAATAATCATCAAATGAAAAATTTAAAGATTTTGCTATTTCATAATTTTTACTTACATATGGAAACATTTCAAAATATAAATTTTCTGTTAAAGTATTTATATTAAAATTTTCATTATAAAAAATAATTCCTCGTTCATCAAATATAGACTTTATATAATCATCACCAGCATATATTGGAACGGTTCCAGTCATAAAACAATCTAAAATTTTTTCTGAAAAATATCCTGGGATGATATCATTTTCTATGGCAAAAGAAAAAAAATAATCTTTTAATCCGGTTAACTTATTTTCTATTGGATTTATACCAATGCCAAAACAATCAATATTTTTTTTATACTTGTTATAAACAGACACCCGATATTTTTGCATTGGTGTCTGTTGTTTTAAACTTGTTATAAACGAACACAATTTATTTTTTTTATATAAACCGGGAGAATTAATCCAAGATTTAAAAGGAGGTGGTGTGTGAATAATTTTTTCATTAATTAAATTTTTATTAAAAGATATAATTAAATTTGGTTCCAAATAATTTATAATATCTGCATATTTAACATTTAATAAATATTCTGACTCTATTAAATATAAAATTTTAAATTTGTCGGTATTTATTTTTTTACATGCATCTATGTATATTACCACATCAGCATTATCTAAATTATCAATTTTTTCCCAAAAATTATTATTTGGAATATAATTATTCCATGTAAATGGATCAAAATACGTTGGAGCCACATATGCATTTATCATTAAATGATTTCCCATTTTTTGCAATAAATATCTGACCAATTTTTTGGCATGTTTTGAGAATCACCAAACCATTTTGAAGGCGCTATAGTTTTTTTGGAATTCGAGAGCCACGATCCCCACCAACTAAAAGAGCTGTTAGCTAGGATGTGGTAATCACACATTGTCATCAGACACATGTCAATGTATGAACTTGTATTTTCAACAAATAAAATTGGTCTTTTTAAATTTAAAAACATTTTTTTACTTATTTCAATATCGTCACTAAAAATATAAATCAATAAATCATCAGGTAATTTGTTCAATGCTTCCTTATAATATTCAATAGAACATACCGGATGATTATGCTGTTGATTAACATAGTCGCCAAGTCTTATATGAAGAGATATAACTTCTTTTTTAGTTATACTGCGAATATCCAAAGCTTTTTGATATATTTCTTTTTTAAAACAAAACTCTTTTAAAAGTTCTTCTCTATAATTTTCAAAATATTTTTCACTTTGAAAATAACCACATATATCAGTATCATCCAATATGCCAAATATTCCAGGATTATAACAAAAATTATGTTCCATTGCTTTAAATTTTGGACTATAATTTGTGCTATCTTTTGCTGATAAATTTTCAAAACAATCATTTAGTGATAAATTTTTATATTCATCATTTGATTTATTTTGCATTGGTATTCCAAAATCATAGCCTTTTCTATTTGCTATAGAAAATAAAGTTGCATACTGAAACATTTGGTTACCGAGCCGACCATAATTTCCAAGCTTATTAAACGTAATCATAAATCCTCTGAATCTCTATTTTCTAAAGGTTTATCTGTAAAAAATTGCCATTTATTTGCGGAATCTCTTTCATCAGCTTGATAAAAAAATGGGTTATTTGGGGTATACACCCTAAAACGATGTTGTAAACCAGCTGCAGCAACATCCCACGGTGTTTTTAGATTGTAAATAAAATGTTTATTTGCCATGGCCATATTATTTTTATAGTTTTCACTAATATACAAAATAGCATGAGTAGCTAAAATTCCACTTATTCTTAAATAATTTTCATTATATTTTTTTGTTTTATAGTAAATATTTCCATGTGAAACTCCAAGATAAATGCCATCTGCATCATCTGGTATTTCAATAATAGGATTAAAATCCGATGTAAATTCTGCATCATCTTCTAATATTAGAAACGGTGTATTTAAATTTTTATCTTTTAAAATATCGAGATGAGATTGACCACATCCAACATAATGGTATATTGTTTTAGGTGTTCCTTCTGGAGGCTCTATAACTCTAGCGGATTTTCTTATGGTATTTTTAAAACCATAGTTTTTAAATTTATTTTCCATTGCTTCTGCATTTTTGGTAGCAGAATCTAAATTTATCCATATTACTGGAATTTCACGTAAATCAATTATCATCGTCAATAGACCTCACAGTTATTATAGTTTATTAAAAAATAAAGTCAAATATATTTATTTGACATTATCTAGAGTATACTATAGAGTAATCTATAAAAGATGAATCTAGAGAACCTTAAAGAACTTATTACTAAAGACTCTCAAATAGACTCTACAGAGTTAGGAATAGAGTCTCTTAAGATACCTCAAATACACTCGAAGTATCTTACAATTTTATCAGATGTCAAATTACTTTTGACCAAACAACAACACGACTTGGCAATTTTAAAATTGCGCAAGTGGAAAATCTATACAGGTAAAGCCTCACAAGAGGAGTTGGAATCTTGGGGTGAGGAACCCTCTGACCTCACTCTCTTGAAGAGTGACGTTGATCAATTTATAGAAGCAGATCCAAAAGTAATTGAGCTAAAAGCAAAAATTGCAGTTAGTGAAATAAAACTGAAGATGGTTGAGGAATTTTTGCGTTCACTCAATAACAGAAACTTTACCATCAAGTCTGCCATAGAGTGGCATAAAATGATGAACGGCGTGGTCTAAATATTATGTGGATATTGAAGTTGAATCTAGTGATGAAGTTCGTTACTACATCAAGACAGACAATGCTATAAAGAAGGAACTGAGGGATTATTTCTCCTTCATGGTTCCAGGTGCCCAATATATGCCCATGTTCAAACGCAGAATATGGGATGGAAAAATTCGTCTGTATGATATCCTTACATCTACACTTCCACGGGGTTTGAAGACTTATTTAAAAAAGTTTGCGGATGAACGCAAGTATTCCATTTCTTTCAAAGAAAGCAAAAAAGATTTATGTATAGCACCGGAGGAACTTGCTACACTTTATACCGGATTAAATGTGACGGTGAAAAAGTCTTCTATACAAATGCACCCGCACCAGTCACAAGCAATCATGCACGCTATAAACAATCACCGATGCGTGATTATATCCCCGACAGGATCTGGAAAAAGTTTGATAATATACGTCTTGCTCCGTTGGCTACTATCCGTAATAAAGTCCGACAGAAAAATATTGATTCTGGTCCCCACGGTGGGACTGGTAAATCAGATGGAGTCTGATTTTTTTGATTATTCAAAGAACGATCCCAAGTGGAATTGCAGGAAGTCAGTACACAAGATCAGTGCTGGAGCAGAGAAAGAAACAAACAAGCAAATAATTGTTTCGACTTGGCAATCCGTATACAAATTGCCCAGAGAATGGTTTGACCAATTTGATGCTGTGATCTTTGATGAATGTCACCAAGCCAAGGCCGAATCCATAAATATGATTGGCCAAAAGATGTCAAAGGCTTGGTTTCGAATCGGAACAACAGGAACCTTGGATCAAGCACAAGCACATCGTCTCAGCATTGAAGGCATTCTCGGCCCAGCTGTACAGTTCATACAGACCAAGAACCTTATGAACAAGGGATTGCTCGCCACCCTTGGAATCGACGCCATACTGTTGAAGTATACTGAAGCAGAAAAAGAATTGCTAAAAAAGCAAAGATACCCAGACGAAATCAAGTGGCTCATAAGTAATGATGGGCGCAATGAGTTCATCCGAGACCTCGCACTCAGCACCAAAGGAAATACCCTCGTCCTCTTCAACTACGTTGAAGGACAAGGGAAGCCCCTGCACGCTCTCCTTAAGGCAGCGGCTGGCGATAGAAAAGTATATCTTATCTACGGAAAAACGGATGCAGACGCAAGAGAATACATCCGCCGCGTCATCGACACGGAAAAAAATGCGATCCTTGTTGCCAGCTATGGCACTACTAGTGCTGGTATCAACATTGTTAATCTCGACAATATTATTTTTGCATCACCTACTAAGTCTGTAATTCGTTTGCTGCA